CGATGAAGTTAAAGGACGCTTTTAAGCAAATGGCGGCATCGATCATTAGCGACATTATTCGAATGACGATACGGATGCAGATTAGCGCACCGATAGCGGAGTTTCTTGCCGGCGCAATGCCATTTGGTTCTACCGGTGGCACAAGTAAAACTGGCGCAAAAGCTATGGGCGGTTCTGTTGCGGCTGGGCAACCTTATATGGTTGGCGAACGCGGCGCAGAACTATTTATTCCCGGTGGTTCAGGTACGATCATCCCTAGTAATCAACTGGGTGGCGGTAGCGTTGTCGTTAACCAGACCGTTAATTTATCAACTGGCGTATCGCAGACGGTTCGTGCGGAAGTGATGAATATGTTGCCGCAGATCGCAGACGCGGCTAAAGGTGCGGTTATTGACGCAAAACGCCGTGGCGGTCGCTTCGGCACAGCGTTTGGAGTTTAACTTATGGCTATCGTTTATCCGCTAACATTTCCAACGCATACAGGGATTGCATCGGTTAATCTAATCGCACGCAATACTGTTGGGATGGTTATGTCACCATTCAATTATAAGGTGCAAGTTCACAAGCATCCGGGGCAACGCTGGGAAGCCGATGTTCAATTACCGCCTATGAAGCGTGATGATGCTGAAGCGTGGAATGCGTTCTTTATGAAGCTATATGGTCAATATGGCACGTTTAAGCTGGGCGATCCTAACGCCGCAACGCCACGCGGATCAGCGTCAGCAACGCCGGGAACGCCTGTTGTTAACGGCGCAAGCCAGACCGGAAATCAACTGGCGATTGACGGATTGCCGACTAGCGCAACTGGTTATCTCAAAGCCGGCGATTATATTCAGTTAGATGCCGGTGCTGACTCCGAACTGTATAAGATTCTTGACGATGTTAATACAAACGCATCTGGTGAGGCGACACTAACAATCTGGCCTGATCTAAGAACATCACCTACTGATGGTTCTTCTGTCGCGGTATCAAACGCGCAGGGCATCTTTAGATTAGCAACACCAACAGCCGAATGGTCGATAAGCAATAGCGGATTTTATTCAATAGCGTTTGGGGCGGTTGAAGCACTATGACACGCACACTTGGTTCGAGTTTTCAAACAGAGTTGGCGGCAAACGAACTGTCGCCTTTTTTTGCTGTTGAAATGGACTTTGAAGGCGACCCGGTGCGCTTGTGGGGCGGTTACGGCGATATAGTTATATCTGGCGACACTTATTTTGGCGCGGCGACATTGCTTAACATATCGCCGATTTCTGAAACTTCAGAAGTCCAAGCGAACGGCATAACCGTTACTTTATCCGGCATCGATACGATTCTTATTTCCGCCGCATTGTCAGAGAACTACCAAGGCCGCGAGATGAAGGTTTATTTCGGGGTGCTAAATGATAGCGGTGCAATCATCGATGATCCGTATATTGCGTTCAAGGGCAGAATGGACGTTATGACTATTGATGAGGATGGCGAAACATCAACGATATCAGTAACCGCCGAAAGCCGATTAATAGATTTAGACGTTAGCCGCGAAAGACGATATACTGACGCTGATCAGAAGATAGATTTTCCTGATGATAAAGGGCTAGAGTTTATCGCTGATATTCAGGATAAAGAAATTATTTGGGGCGGCAGATAATGGGTTTCTTTAGTAACTTTATTAAATCACTGACCAAGCCAGAAACGCTTATTATAGCGGCAGTTACTGGCGGTGCTGGTGCATTTTTCGCTGGAACATTTACAGCATCATCTATTGCTATTCGCGCCGGTATTTCTGCCGCATTAACTTCTGCCGCATCTGCGCTTGCTCCTAAACCAGAACTGCCATCGCTTTCTGATTTCACCGGTGACTTACAAAACAGAACGCGCATCATTAAGAATCCGATTGAACCACGCCGATTGGTTTATGGAACAACGCGCTTATCCGGCGTGATGGCGTATGCGGAAAGCACAGATAACGATAAATATCTGCATCTTGTTCTTATGCTGGCATCGCACGAAATCAGCGCGATTAACACGATTTATATTAATGATGAAGCCGTCACGCTAGATGGAAGCGGAAATGTTACTGCGCCAAACAAATATAAAAATTTAATTCGGATTAAAAAACGTTTAGGCAAAGATGACCAAACAGCCATTAGCAGTCTGGTTTCAGAAAGTAGAAGCTGGACATCAAATCATCGATTACGCGGCATCGCTTATCTTTATGTTCGCTTAGAATATTCTGTTGATGCTTTCCCGAACGGCATCCCGAACATATCAGCCATCGTTGACGGTAAAAAGGTTTATGATCCACGAACCGCAACAACGGCATTTTCCAATAACCCAGCATTGTGCATTCGCGATTATCTGCTAGATCAGCGTTATGGCTTTCGAGCGACTAGCGATGAAATAAATGATACTGCGTTTAGTACAGCCGCAGATATATGTGATGAAAGTATATCATTGTCTGGCGGCGGCACAGAAAGCCGCTACACGCTTGATGGAACAATAACTACTGCCGCACCACCGAAACAGGTCTTAGAGGGGATGCTGACGGCTTGTGGCGGCATTGTGACCTATGCGAATGGTAAGTTTTCTATAAAAGCGGCTAAATATGTATCACCGACATTAACATTAACCGAAGATGAGATTATTGCACCGGTTAGCGTACAGACAAGGCAATCACGGCGCGATAATTATAATGCGGTTAAGGGCGTTTTCTCGCCGCCTGATACAAACTATGTTCCGGTTGATTATCCGGCTTATGCGTCCACAACGTTCCAGAACGAAGATGGCGGTGAACAACAGTTTTTAGATTACGATATGATCTTTACAACGTCATCGCCTATGGCGCAACGCTTGGCGAAAATCGCGCTGTTCCGTAATCGACAGCAAGTTACGATGGATGTAACGTGTAATCTATCGGCGTTCAAGTTAGAAGTAGGTGACACTATACAATTCACCAATAGTCGCTTCGGTTTTTCTAGCAAGGTGTTTGAAGTTGCGGAATGGCAGTTCGGCGTTTCATCATCAGCCGATAGCGTTGTTCTTTCTGTTAGTTTGCTTTTGCGCGAACTAAATAGCCAAGTGTTTGATTGGGATGCAGAAGAAACAGCGTTCTTGCTAGACAACACAACGCTTCCTGATCCGTTCACGCTAACGCCGCCGGGCGTTGCCGCAACTGACGAACTACAAATATTTAACCAGAAAGCCGTTTCGGTTCTGGTTATCGATGTCACATCATCATCAGATTATGCAAACCAGTTTGAGGTACAAGCAAAGAAATCAACAGCAACCGAATATATTTCGCTAGGGATGTCTGCCGGCAATCGATTTGAATTGGTCGATGTTGAAGATGACGTTATTTATGATGTGCGTGCGCGTATCATCAACACGCTTGGTATTCGATCCGCATACACAACAACACAACATCAGGTCGTTGGTAAGACTGCGCCGCCGGCTGATGTTACTGATTTCAGCGTTAACATTATTGAAACGCAAGCGCATCTTAGCTGGACACCGGTAACTGATCTTGATCTGTCGCATTACATTATCAGACACGCACGCGAAACGACCGGCGCGGAATACGCTAACGCAATAACAATAGCAGAAAAGGTATCGCGTCCAGCAAACACGGCTATTGTGCCAGCAATGACCGGCACTTACTTTATTAAGGCCGTTGATAAACTTAATAATGCTTCGACTAATTCAACTAGCAAAGTTGCAATTATTGAAGATATCAAGGGACTAAATGTTGTCGAAACATCAACGCAATCACCGACTTTTGCTGGGGCTAAGTCATCAACGGTTGTGGTTGATAACAAATTAATTCTTGATACATCGATTAATTTCGATGATGCGACAGGGGATTTTGATGACGCTACTGGTTTATTTGATGGTGGCGGTGGTAATGTGGCTTCTAGTGGAACGTATGATTTCGATAATTATATTGATCTTGGTTCTGTCTATACTAGTCGCGTTACTGCAAATGTGAACGTAATTCGTGCCGATTATGTCAATACTTTTGATGATGCGGAAGGGCTGTTTGACAATAGAACAGGCACGTTTGATGGAGATGTACAGGCGTTTGACGATACAAATGTTGAATTATTTATTGCAACGACAGAAGATGATCCAGCCGGCACTCCAACATATACTGACTTCAGAAAGTTCTTTGTTGGTGATTATAAGGCTAGAGCATACAAGTTCCAAGTTAAGCTGACCACGACAGACAATACGGCAACGCCAGAAATTACGCAATTATCCGTTAAGATCGATATGCCGGATCGGGTTGTTTCTGGTTCTGACGTTTCTTCTGGCGTTGGTTCTAAAACAATAACATTTAGTCCAGCATACAAGTCTGTT